CTCACTACAAACTCCTGCACAAGACGCTGATGCAGATCAGAGATTTATGGTTGCTGAATACACTCTTGAGTCAAGAAATGAAAAAGCAAGTGGTTTAATCACAGATTTAACTACTTCATAATAAATAAATTTGCTTGGGGTGTAACCTAAAAAAATGCACCCCAGTCAATTAAACAAAACGTTGAAATCTTAATAAGGTTATAGATGGAACAACAAATGGAGAAAACACAATGAGAACATTAAACGATTACTTTTTAACATCAGCAATACCTGACGTATCAACTGCATCATCTACTTTTGTAGTTATACCAGACGCTGGTAGAATAGTTAAAATATTTGCTCACAACAAAGCAACCACTACTGGAACTGCAGCTGTTACTTTTGAAATAGACGGTGTAGCTTGTACTTCTGGTGCAATAAGTCATATTGCAACAGCTTCAGCTGGAAAACAATATGAAGTAGAACCTACAGCATTAAATAATGTAAATGAAGGTTCAGCACTTGAATGTATTACTAACGGTGGATCTACAAACGCTTCTAAAATGGAAATAACTTTTGTTATTAGAAGATAATAAGATATAACAATATTTGGGGGATCTTACCTAGCGGTACTTCCCCCTTACTAACTAATGGAGAAATAAAATGAGTTTTAATTACGGACTAAGACCTATAACACATCAAGGTAAAACAAGTGATGGAACATCTGCTCAATCTAGTGCTTTTGGATCACAAACTGAATATGTAAGAATAGCAGCAACTGCTGATGTTTATATTTTATTCGGTGCAAACCCAACTGCTGTTGCAACTGCTGATTCATCAACTATCTTTATACCTGCTGACCAACCTGAAATTTTTAAAGTTTCACCAGGTGAAAAAGTAGCTTTTATTGGTACTGCTGAAATTTCTATTACTGAAATGTCTGGCTAATGGCTAAACAAAATTTTGCATTTTATGTAAAAAGAGATCAGAATAAAAAACGACCAGGTTGCCATAAGAAATCTCAGAACAAATCTGAGTGTAGGCAAAAAAGTCAGAATAGATATAAAGGTCAAGGCAAATAATGAGAAAAGATACAGTATTAGATGGACTACAAAAAACTACTTACATACAAGATGATATGGAAGGTAAAATTATTACTAAGGAAGAAGTTAATATAACTCCTCACTTAGAACATAATAAAAAACTATTAAATTTAAATGATGGTTATTCTAAATCAAGAGATTTAAAAAGAGTTGCTAGTATTCCAACTATTGCTTTAAGTGTCTGGGCAAAAGAGTATAATGGTAGTAATAATTGGTTTGGTTTACCACCAGAAGTACAGAATAAAATATTAAAAACAAAATTGAATAGTAATGAGTTTCAATACTTTAAAACAGCAGAAGGTAATATATAATGGCATTAGCAACTTACTCAGATTTAAAAACATCACTTGCAAATTGGTTAAATAGAACTGATCTAACAACAGAGATAGCGGAAGACTTTATTGTCTTAGCAGAAAAAGATTTTAATTCTAAATTAAGAGTTAGAAAAATGATTACTCAATCTTCAATTACAGTTGATTCTGAATTAGTAACTTTACCAACAGGATTTTTACAAGTAAGAGATTTTTATATTTTACAAGGTGGAGTTAAGTATGCTTTAAATTATATTACTCCATCTCAAATGGATCAGATTAAAGGAACATCATCAACTGGTATGCCTTCTACTTATACAATTTTAGGAGATAATTTAAGATTTGCTCCTGTACCATCATCTTCATATTCAGGTATTATAAATCATTATAAAGAATTTGATCCTCTATCAAGTTCTAATACTTCAAATTATATTTTAACAAATCATCCTGCTATTTATTTATATGGATCATTATATCATGCTTCTAATTTCTTAGGTGGTATTGAACCTAATCAAGCAGGTCAATGGGAAAAAATGTATCAAACAGCTTTAGAAAGACTTGATAGAAATGATAAAGAAGATTCTTATGGAAATGCACCTTTACAACAAAGATCAGATGTAAGTGTGGCAGGTTCATTTAATGATATAAGTAGATTTTCTACAAACAACAATAGTTAGGAATATTAATGCAAGTACCTTTTGGAGAATGGCTACCTGACCAACCAGAACATAATAATCCTGGTGCTAATGTAGCTAACAATGTTTACTATGCTTTAAATTCTTATAAAAGATTTCCCTCTCTAGTTAATTATTCTACTAATGCTCTACCAAAAGATTCAAGAGGAGCTGGTTCTTTTAGAGATAATACTAATACTGTTTTTAATTTCGTAGCAACACAAGATACTATTTATGCCTTAACTGGCGGAGCATTTTCTGAATTAGGTGCAGGTGGATTATTATTATCTACAGCTAAAGCTTCATGTACAATTACAGTTTCTGATTATGCAAATATTGCAGCTGGTAAAACAATTACTTTATCAAAAAATGATGCTTCAACTATTGTATTTACTTCAACAGCAGGAACAGCATCTGGCACTCAATTTAAAGTAGAAACTAATAATGATACTACAGCAACAAATTTAAAAACTGCTATTAATGCTCATGCCGATTTTACAGCAACAGTATCAACTAATGTTGTTACAGTAACAAGAGCAACTATTGGTAGAGAAAATTTAACTAATGTTTCAACAGATACTGTAAGACTAACAACTACAAATTTTGTTGGTGGAACACCTTTAACTGGTGGCTCTACAGATTACATAACTTTTACTCAATTTGGAAATTATGTAATTGCAAGTAATGGTATAGATGCACCTCAATATTATTTAATGGGTACTTCAAGTGTTTTTGCAAATCTATCTGCTATCAAAACATCAGGTACAGTTCCAACATTTAAAGTTTCAGGAGTGGTTAGAGATTTTCTAGTAACTGGTAATGATTTAACAGCTGCAAATAAAATACAATGGTCTGGAATTAATGATATTGCAACTTGGGAAGCTGGAACTAAACAATCAGATAGTCAAGATTTACCTGGTTCTGGTGGACAAATTACTCATATAACTTCTGGAGAGATTAGTTATGTATTCAGACAAAATTCTATAATTCGTATGGACTATGTCGGTGGTGCAACTGTATTTAGACTATCAATGATTTCACCTAATAGAGGTGCGGTACTTGGAAGAACAGTTTGCCAAGATAATCGTAGAGTATTTTTTTATGCTGATGATGGTTTCTTTGAAATTAATGGAGATACAGTAAAAGCTATTGGTGCAGAAAAAGTAAATAGATTTTTTGATATTGATTTAAATAAAGCATATTCAGATAGAATAGTTGCAACAACAGATCCCTTTAATCAATTAGCAATTTGGCTTTATCCATCAGCTGATGATACAGCAAATACTACAGGAATTTGTGATAAAGTTTTAATTTATAATTATGCTACAGAGAAATGGTCATCAGCTAATGCTAGTGCTAGTACAATATTCTCTCAATTCGTTGGAGCTTATACAGTTGAGTTAATGGATATTATTTCTGAAAATTTAGATAATATTAATATTTCTTTAGATACTGACTTTTGGAGTGGTGGACAATTAGCTTTAGGTGCTATAGATAGCGATTATAAAGCTGCTATTTTTTCAGGAACAGAAAACATTGGAGAAATAGAAACTACAGAATTAGAGTTGTTTCCAGGACTAAGATCGTCTATAATAGGCGTAAGACCAATTGTAGATGCTGAAGCGACAGTAACTATCAAAACTAGAAATAAATTATCAGATGCTGTAACTGAGTCAACTGCTTCAAGTATGAACTCTACAGGTATAAATCCTGTAAGACAATCTGGTAGATATGTTAAAGTAAATGTTAAAATACCAAGTGGAGGATCTTGGAATGATGCACAAGGAATTGATCTGATTGCATCAAAATCAGGCTTGAGATGACAGATAAAACTGATATAGATAATGTTAGATATAGTTTTGAAACACAAGAATTTTTTCAAAGACAAATTGAAGAAGCAATTAACGCATTAATAAATGAAAAAAATCAAGAAAATAATAAAGCTTATTCTTGGTTTCTAGGAGATTAAATTATGGCAGGAATAAAAGATTACTCAACAACACAAGCTAACAATACAGATTTAAATGGAATAAATACTGCTGAGGGAATGTTACCTTCTAATTTAAACAATGCAATTAGAGCATTGATGAAAAATACTAGAGAATGGTTTAATGATTCACAATGGGTAGAGTATGGTGATGGTGATGCAGCTTTTACAGCAGCTTATGCAAGTGCAACTTCATTCACAATTGCTGGTGTTAATGTTACACCAATTTATCATGCTAGTAGAAGAATTAAATTAACAGCTACTACACCTGGCACAATTTATGGAACAATTTCAAGTTCTTCTTTTTCAACAAACACTACTGTAAATGTAACTTGGGATAGTGGTTCATTGTCAAGTGAAGCTATTACAAATGTTTATATTGGTGCTTTATCAAAAACTAATTCATCTATTCCAACAGGAATTATTGGTACAACTAATATAGATGATGATGCAGTTACAACTGCTAAAATTGCAGATGGTAATATAACTGTTGCTAAGATGGCAGTTAATTCTGTTGACTCTGACCAGTATGTAGATGGTTCAATAGATACAGCTCATATTGCAGACTCAAATATTACAGTTGCTAAAATGGCAGCTAACTCAGTAGATTCAGATCAATATGTTGATGGTTCAATAGACACAGTTCATATTGGAGATGACCAAATTACTTCTGCTAAGATTCCTGACTCAGCAATTACTTCTGCTAAGATTGCAGATGGTGCAATTGTTGATGCAGATATAAATGCTTCTGCTGCAATTTCTTTATCTAAATTAGAAAATCTTACAACCGCTAGAGCTTTAGTATCTGATGGTAGTGGAGATGTATCAGTTAGTGATGTTACTTCAACTGAGGTAGGTTATCTTGATGGAGTATCTTCTGCTATACAAACTCAAATTGATGCTAAACAAGCTAGTGATGCAGACTTAACTGCTATTGCTGCTTTAGCAAAAACAGATGGTAATTTAATAGTTGGTAATGGATCAACTTGGGTAGCTGAAAGTGGAGCTACTGCTAGAACTTCTTTAGGTCTTGGTACTATTTCAACACAAGCATCAGATAATGTTTCATTAACTGGTGGATCAATTACAGGATTAGGTGAGCCTTCTTCTAACTCAGACGCATCTACTAAATCTTATGTTGACCAAGCAGTTGCTGGTTTAAGAACTAGAACTATTGCAGAGTGTGCTTCAACTGCTAATGTAACAATTTCATCTGCTCTTGAAGCTGGTGATGCAATTGATGGTGTTACTTTAGTTGCTGGAGATAGAGTTCTTTTAAAAGATCAAAGTACAGCTACAGAAAATGGTTTATATATTGCAGTAGCTAGTGGAGCTGGTGCAGCATCAAGAGATCCTGAGCATGATACTATAGCAGAATTATCTGGTGGTATGGTTGTAGTTAATCAAGGTAGTGTTAATGATAATAAAATATTTTTATGTACGACAGATAGTGATGGATCATTAGGATCTACAAGTATTACTTATACAGTAGTTACACCAAGTAATTCAGGAACAGTAACAAGTATTGCAACTGGAACAGGAATTGATGGTGGTACTATTACATCTACTGGAACAATATCTATAGATTCAACAGTTGCCACACTTGCTGGAACACAAACTCTTACAAATAAAACTTTAACTTCTCCAATAGTTGCAACACCTACAATAAGTGGTTCAGCATCTAGTGCTGGTGCAATAGCATTTAAAGAAGATACTGATAATGGAACAAACTCTGTTACTTTAAAAGGTGCAGCAGCAACTGCAGATGTTACAGTAACATTACCAGCTGCAACAGACACATTAGTTGGAAAAGCTACAACAGATACACTTACAAATAAAACTTTAACTTCACCAAAAATAAATGAAGATGTAGCTGTAACTTCTACTGCAACAGAATTAAATTTATTAGATGGTGTTAGTGGATTAGTACAAGCAGACTTTACAAAACTTGCTGCAATAGATGCTACAGCAGATGAAATAGATACATTAGACGCATTAAGCAGAGGAAGTATTATTTATGGTAATGCTAGTGCTGCTACAACTGTTTTAACTAAAGGTGGTGCTGGTACAGTATTAACATCTGATGGAACAGATATATCTTGGTCAGCAGTTGATGCAGGTATTGCTTGGCAAACAATCGTAACTGGTTCAACTTTAACAGCAGTAGCTGGTAGAGGATATTGGATTGATACGACTTCAAATACTTGTACTATAACTTTGCCTAGTTCAGCTAGTAATGGAGATCAAATTATCTTTGCAGACTATGCTAGAACTTGGGGTACAAACAAAATTATAATAGACAGCAATGGTTTAAACTATCAAGGCAATGATGATACTTACACAGTAGAATATAGTACATCTGGAGAAACAGTTAATATAGTTTACTCTGGAGCAACTAATGGTTGGATTCCACTTGATGATGATGCTGTGGCTTTCGATCATGGTAATCCTCCAACACAAAAAGGTATTTTTGCTTTTGGTTATACAGGAAGTGTATCAAATCTATCTAATCTAATTTCAAGTTCAGGAGTAGTAGCAAGCGATACTTCAGGTGTTGGTACAGCTAGATATAGTTTAGCAGCAGCAACCTATGGTGGTGACAAAGCCATTTTTGGATATGGAACTACTGGTTCTGTTTCATCATTAACTAATCTAGTTAATAATAGTGGAGTAGTGGCAGCTGATGTAACAGGAGTGGGTACAGCTAGAACAAGTTTGGCTGCTTGCGGTTATGGATTAGATAAAGCTATATTTGGTTATGGTAGAAATTCTGGGGGTAGTACAGTTTCAATGTCAAACTTGGTTTCTAGTAGTGGAGTAGTGGCGACAGACGTTACTGGGGTAGGAACTTCAAGACAAGATTTAGCAGCAGCTACTTATGGTTTAGATAAAGGAATATTTGGATATGGTGCTGATCGTACTAATATAACAAATTTAGTTAATAGTTCTGGGGTTATTGGTTCAGATGTAACTGGAGTTGGTACTGAAAGAACTGCATTATCAGCAGCTAAATATGGTGGTGATAAAGCTATATTTGGTTATGGTACAGTAGCTGGTGGGGGAAGTGTTTCAATAACAAATTTAGTTAGTAACTCTGGAGTAGTTGCAACAGATACTGCTGGAGTAGGCTCTGGTAGAGGTGGTGGTTCAGCAACAAATTATGGTGGCGACAAAGCAATTTTCGGTTTTGGTGATACTCCTAGTAGAACCTCAACAACAAATTTAGTATCAAATAGTGGTGTAGTTAGCTCAGATACAACTGGTGTTGCAACAGCAAGAAGTTTCCCAGCTGCTGCTGGATATTCATTAAGTGCATAAAATTAATAACAACAACATAGAAAGAAGATAACAACATGGCATCAAAGCTAAATACAGAGTTCAATTACAGATACCAAGTAATAGGAGATACACCTTGGGAAAAGATAAAAACTTTACAAGGATTTCTTGAAGGTAGAATTAGAGCAGCAGCACTTGAAGAAGTAGGTGATTTAAAAGATCAAGCTAAAGTTGCTAAACTAAAACACCTAGAAGAAAATGGTGGACTACAGCATGAAATACTAGAACTTAAAGCTGAAATATTAGAAGGCATAAGTCATCAACCAGCAGCTAAAGAAGCATTTGAACTCAATAAAAAAGAGATTAAAATACTAGAAAAGTTATTAGAAGAACTTTATGTTATTGCTGAACCTACAAGAATACCAGGTTATAGTGATGAAGATATGTATGAAGCCAATGCAGCTAATGAATTTACTGTTAATATTGGTAGAGAAATACAAGCTGAAATGATTGCTAATGGTAGACCATCTCCAGCTAAATTAAGAAATGCTATGAGTAATCCATTTACATGGAACGCATTAAAGGGTATAGGTTTAATTCCTAAAGAAACAAAAATTCTTGAAGGAAATGTGAACCCAAAAGACAAGATAAAACTTATAGGAGTAGAAGATG